AGATGTTGGATAACTTATATCTGACAAACAATGCTCGTGTGGTTGCGGTTGAGGGTCAAGTAAACCTTGATGACTTGCTTACATCTACAGCAGGTGGTGTTATTCGTGCCAAGTCACAAGGTGCTGTTCAACAGTTGGTTGTTCAGAACGTGGCTAATCAGGCTTTCCCAATGCTTCAGTATCTGGACACAGTTCAGTCTAAGCGTACTGGTGTATCTGATGCTTCACAGGGCTTAGACCCTGCTATCTTGCAGAATGTTACGGCAGCAGCAGTAGCCTCAATGCAACAAGCTGGCGCAGGTAAGATTGAACTAATGGCTCGAATCTTTGCTGAGACAGGCGTTAAGTCTTTGTTTCAAGGCATCTTGCACTTGCTCTGTAAGTATCAGGACAAAGCACGAATGGTTCGTATGCGTGGAGAATTCGTAGAGTTTGACCCTAGAACATGGGCTAACCAATATGATGTGTCTATCAATGTAGGTTTAGGCGCAGGTAACAGACAAGAGCAGATGGCTATGTTGTCGATGGTTCTTGCTAAACAAGAGCAGTTGATTGCTCAGTATGGCCCTGCTAATCCTTACGTTTCACCTGCTCAGTATCGTGGTACTTTAGGACGTATGGTTGAGATTGCAGGGTTTAAAGATAGTGCTGAGTTCTACAAAGCGATTACGCCAGAGCAAGACCAGATGCTCTCGAATCCTCCTCCGCAACAACAGCAGATGCCTCCAGAGATACAGGCATTGATGGCTAAGACTCAGGCTGAGATACAAGCCAACCAAGCTAAAGCACAAGCTGACTTGCAGATGCAACAACAGCAGATGCAAATTGACATGGAGATGGCGCAACAGAAGGCTGCTCTTGAAATGCAATTGATGCGTGAAAAAGAAATGGCTAAATTGCAACTTGAGCGTGAGAAACAACAGGCTTATTTTGCATTGAAGCAACAAGAGTTTGAAGCAGAAGCCCAATTGAAAGCAATGAAGATTGGTGCTGGCATAACATCCAACGTAGAGATTAGAGGTTAATCATGGCTGCAACTAATGCTGAAATCCTTGGTTGGCTACAAGCTAATCCTACCGCTACAGACGCTGATATTGCTAATGCAATGGCGGTTGCAGGTGTTAACCCTGCTCAATTAGCTCAAGTTGTTGGTGTATCTGAGGGTGAGGTAGCGGCTCGTGTTGCGGCTACTATTCCTCAAGGGTCATCCGTAACTCTTGGTGATACTGTTATTGTTCCACAGTACAGAACAACTGGTTCTGGAATGGATGAGCAAATTGGCCCGCTTGAAACTTTTTATGTTTCTAAAAGTGATGGCGATGTTAATTACAAAGCACCTGTCGGCTCAGAGTACAAACAATATGGCGCAGACGGAACATTCCAAAGAACTGGCACAACTCAAAAAGAACTTTCATTCTTTGGTGGGTTAGCTGATGCTTTTAATGACCCTGTTGTTCAAGCAGCTTTTTTGGGTTTAGGTGGCGGTGGTGCTTTAGGTAACGCTTTAGGTCTTACAGGCTCTACAGCACAAGCAGTAGGTACAGGTCTATTTAAAGGAGGTGCTGCTGCTGCTGGTGGTGCTGATATTGAAGATGCGCTTAAAGTTGGTTTACTTAGCGGTGGTCTAGTTTATGGTGGTAATGCTTTAAATAATTATTTAACTACAGGTTCTTCTGCTGATGTTGGATTAACAGAGCGTCAGTTTGCTATTCAAGATGCTAGACAGTTGGCAGACCAAGGTCTAACTGCAACTCAAATTAGAGATACTTTAAGTTCTGGTGGTTATAACGATGCGATTATTGATAGGGCTTTGACAGCTATTACTACAGCACCTACTGCTGTAACAACACCGCCAGTAGCTGTTTCTACTCCAGTTACAGATGGAGTTACGATTACAGGTCAAGCACCAACATCATTAAACAACGTAATCAATACAATTGCGGGTACTGCGCCTACTGTAACTGTTACAGCACCAAAACAAGTTGACCAAGCAACTTTAGATTTACTTAATAGTCAAATTGCTGCCAATGTAAAAACTCCTGCTAACTTGGGTAATGTCACAGTTACTGGAGAAAAAGCAGCAACTACGCAGGAAATTATTAACGCTATTACAGCAACAATTCCTACCATAACTCCTACGCAAGCAGCTACTGTTGCAGAGCAAGTTATTACAAGTGGCAAACCTGTTTCAGTAGCGGAAGTAGTTGCAGCTATAACAGCAACAATTCCTGCTGTAACAACAACAATACCAACTACAACCATTACTGCTACTAAACCAGTTACTACACCAGAAACTATAAATACTGTTGCATCTGTTGTAACTCCTCCTATTGTAAAAACTACACCAACAACTCCTGACAAGCCAAAAGAAACTGACCCAATAAAGATTGCTCAATTGGCTTTGGCTGCTGCTGGTTTACTTGGTGCTGGTTCTGTTTTATCTAATAATGGAACTGGTACTCAGTTTCCAATAGTTCCTATTCCTACTGAATGGGGTAATCCTCCTGCACCTAGTGTTGCGCCTTATAGTCCACTAGCACCAATTAACTTTGGTAATCGTAATCTGTTGATTGGCACACAATGGGAAAAGTTTTTAGACCCTAACTATGGTCAAGTACCAGAGCCTGTCCAATACTCACAACCATCCAACCTAAGTTACAACGACTTGATGGGAATCTTGGGTAGCAAACAAGGTATGCCTCCTGCAAGCAGTCTAAGTATCAATGACATTATTTCTGGAATACAAAACCAATATGGACAAACACCTACTCGCACAATGGGCTAAAAACCTATTAAATGATGACTTTTTCAAAGAAGTTATAGATAACTTGAAAAATCAGCAGATTAGTGTGATAATTAACACAAGTGCAGAAGAATGTGATAGGCGTGAAGACGCTTATCGGCACATAAAGACTTTAGAACTGATTACAGGACACCTAGAGGGTTTAGCCTCGGAAACTGTGATTAAGGAAAAGAAGTGGAAGATTCTCTAGGGTTTACCCTAGCCTCCGTCCAGAAGGTTTCTGGCGATTATTGAGATGACAAATGGAAAACACCAACCCACAAGGGAGTGAAAGCCTAGATGTAAACCAAGCCGCTTCAGCGTTTGAGGGCATGATGGGTGATTCTGAGGAAGCTGACAACAGCCAAGCCGAAGGTCAACCAGAGTACCAACAAGAGACTGATGAAGTTGAGTATTCTGAGGAGGAATCCGAGGAACAGCCAAAGCCTAGATATAAAGTCAAGGCATCTGGTGAGGAAGTTGAGGTAGAACTTGACGAACTTATCAAAGGTTATCAACAAGGTACGGACTACACTAAAAAGTCTCAGGCTCTAGCTGAACAACGTAAGGCGATTGAAGCTGAACGTAGTCATTTAGAGTATGTAAAACAAGAGCGACAGGCATACGCCCAGAAGTTGCAAGCGTTGGATAGCTTCCTTACGCAGCAACATCAGGGTGTGGACTTAGAAGTTTTAAAGGAAACAGACCCTATCGGTTATGCGGTAGCGGTAGCTGAACAGAGCCAGCGTGAGAAGCAGTTAGCAGTAGTCAGGAATGAACAGCAACGCATTGCCCAACAGCAACAAGCAGAGCAACAATCCCAACTGCAAGCGCACTTACGCACAGAATCTGAGAAGCTAGTTAGTCTGATTCCTGAGTTAGCTACACCACAGGGTGATGCGGTACGGAAACAAATCCGTGACTATGCGAAGTCTGTAGGTTGGTCTGACCAAGAACTCAGTTCCGTGTATGACAGTCGTGCTGTGATGACCTTGTATAAGGCAATGAAGTATGAGCAACTTCAAAAGAGCAAACCAGAGTTGAATAAAAAACTCCAGTCTGCCCCTAAGATGATGCGTTCTGGTACTTCAGTTCCTCAAGCTAAGTCTTCACAAGATAAACAGGTTATGCAAAGGTTGCGTGAAACTGGAAAAGTTACTGACGCTGCCAGAGCATTTGAACGATTTTTATAAATTTTGGAGTATTAAATTATGGCTACCTATCAAACATATACCGCAATCGGTATGCGTGAAGACCTCTCTGATGTTATCTATAACATCAGCCCTACAGACACCCCTTTCATGTCTTCTATTGGCAAGACAAAGGCTACTGCTGTTTTGCACGAGTGGCAGACTGATTCGTTGGCTGCTGCCAGCTTGTCAAACTATGCAGTTGAGGGTGCTACAGCATCTGACGCTACTATGTCTCCTACGACTCGTATTGGCAACCGCACTCAGATTGCACAGAAAACAATTAAGATTTCTGGCACTTTGCAGTCTGTTGACAAAGCAGGTCGTAAGTCTGAAAAGGCTTATCAGTTGGCTAAAGCATCCAGCGAAATTAAGCGTGACATGGAAACTTCCCTGTTGAGCAACCAGATTGCTGCCAATGGTGATTCTTCTACTGCTCGTAAATTGGGCGGTCTGCAAGCATGGTTGAACTCCAACTACTCTGGCGGTACTGATGGTGTCGCTGGTAGCTTGGGAACAACTGCTCGTGTTAACGGCACAAACCGCACTTTCACAGAAGCCTTGTTGCAAACTGTTGTTAAAAGCGTTTACGCCTCTGGTGGCAATCCTAAAGTGTTGATGGTCAACCCTGCTCACAAGCAAGTGGTTTCCGCTTTCACAGGTATTGCTGCACAACGTTTCATGGCCCCAAGCAATACGCCTACAACTATCGTGTCGGCTGCGGACGTTTATTTGAGCGATTTCGGTGCAATTTCAATTGTTCCCAACCGCTTTATGACTTCCACTAACTCATGCGATGAGACAGCGTTTGTGCTTGACCCTGACATGGCTGCTATTGCTTATCTGCGTCCTTTCCAGACCAACGAGTTGGCTGTAACTGGCGACAATGAGTCCACACAGTTGTTGGCTGAGTACACCTTGGAAGTTAAAAACCAAGCTGCTCACGGCATCATTGCTGACTTGACACCTTAATCTGGTGTAACCCAAAAAATGCCTCAGACTAATCCTCTGGGGCATTTTCTTTTCTACTCAAACTGATAGAATTGACGTATGGAAAACTTTAGACAAACTGCTGTTCATGCCGATGGCGAAGGTGGCATCGTTATTCAGACTCGTCAGGATGTTTCTGACATTGTTGAGCAGAATAAAAAAGAATATAACTCGTATGACGAGAGAGCAAGATGGTCTGACCAGTTGTTTGGTAACAAGGTTGCATCTATTCCCATGACAGTCATTGATGACCTTAACAAAGCTGGAATCATGCGTGGCTTTGCTGTTCTTGATGACAAGCGTTTTGCTGCTTGGTTAAATGACCCAATGAATCGTGCATGGCGCACTAGAACTGGAGTGGTATGAGCCTCTCAACATATTCTGACTTGCAGACTTCAATAGCCAACTATTTGGCTAGGTCTGACTTGACAAGCATCATCCCAGACTTTATTACTTTGGCTGAGAATCGTTTGCGTAGAGAACTGCGTATTCGTCAGATGCTCAAGTCTGTAACAACTAGCACAGTCTCTGGTGATGCAACTGTAGAACTGCCTAGCGACTTCCTAGAGATTCGTGACTTTGTAGTGATGACTAACCCAATTCAACCATTGAGTTA